GTGCGACCCAACAGGCAGCGAGAACAGTTCTGCGATATCTGCGTCATAGTTGCCGTCGGCGCCTTTGCCGAACCGGTCTCTGACCTTAATCGCACGCTGGATGGAGGCGTCATAGTTGGAACCGCCGATCTCGGGGTCCTTCTTAGCCTTCTCCAGCCACTGGCCGCTGACCTTGTTAATAAACTCAACCTGCTGGGCGACCATAACAGGGGTGATCTCATCGATTACGGCCTGGGCCTTCTCCTGCGAGAGATTGAGCTTTTTGGCGATACCCTTAAAGGAGTCGACCACTGCGCTATTCAGCTCTACACCTTCGGGTGCTTTGAAGTCGGCGTAATTTTCAGGTGCCGCATCCTCTTTCGCTTCCTGCTTCTCTCCGTCCTGGCCCTCGGCCTTCTTGGCGTCGTCTGCCTCATGCTTAATCTCAAGCGGATTGCTTACCGTCTGAGCGGCCTTAGTTTCAGGCGCCGGAGAAGTTTCAGTCTTCTCAGTACCGGTCTCCTTTTCAGTCGGAGCGGTGGCCTGAGAAGACTGCCCCTGGTCCAAAGGAGAAGACTGTTGCTCATTCTGCGAAGGAGGTACTAACGTCTCCTGACTGGTGTTTTGGGAGCCGCTGTCATTTTCTGTACTCATCCGATATCTTCCTTATCTCGGTGTATTGTTCCGGGCAATAGGTCATGACGTAGCTCAGCACGACAAGGCCGAAAGTTTTCTTTCCCTCTTTGTTAGCCATCGCGAGAGCGTTGGTGTCAAAAGAGGAGGAGAACAAGGCGCAGTCGGAAAAGAGTTTGTTAAACACAATCTTTCCGTCCCGCGTACCCAGAAGGCGGATGAGAGACTCTTTAAAAGCCTCGTCAAAGCCCGCTTTCTGCGCTTCGCGTTCTTGTCTTTCTTCCTTGAGCTTCGCTTCGTCAAACGGATTGCGAATCTTTCCTGACATTTAAAACCCTCAATAAAAATCAATGCGCACTTTTTTACTGTCCCATCTCGGCCTGGAGCGCCTCGACGGCCTGGCCTGCCATGGTGTCGCCGCCCGCGGGGACCTTGCCTAACTTGCTTAAAGCGTCCACGCCCTGCTGGGCTTGTTCCTGCTGCGCCATCTGCTGTTGCTGCTGAGCCCTCTGCTGCTGGATCTGCTGCACCTCTTCGTCCGAGCGCAGTAACGAGGGGCTCACGCCCTTCTTGTCGAAAATGATCTTGATGGCGTTATCCAGATTGATGCGGTCGAGCACGGACGGGTCAACTTGTGCCAGCTGGCAGACTTGGGTAATGGCCTCCATGTCGGTGTTGGCCTGGACTTCTTTCTGGGAGCGGGCCAGCATGGAGGTGTACTCAATGTTTAACTCGGTGCCCTGGAGCTCCTGAGGCGGAGGCGGGAAAATTCCGGCGCGGGAGAGGATCGAGAAAATGCGGCCGATAAATGGATTCAAGACCTCATTGTTGAACCGAGACAGAATCGGTCCGAGCATGATGAGTTTTTCCTCTTGGAGTCTTGCCACCGCGGTCGCCGTCATGCGCGCGATCTCGGCCTGATTGGACAGCATGAGGAAAAGGTCGGTAAAGAATGCCGCCTTGATTCGACCCTGAACTTCCTGGATATCGACGGTGATCGGGTTGATGTTTCCGACCGCAGTGGTGGCGTTATTCGACTGACTGCCGTTGGTCGGCATGTCCACGAAACTTAAGCCGCCTGGAGCGAAGTCAAGCTCGGCGTCCTTGGCCGACGTCGGCAGAAGTCTCGGAGGATCAACGATCAAGTCGATCGCATTGCCCTTTTGCATCTGCTCGTGCTTGAGCTGTCGCACGTCGCCCAGCGCGGTCATGCCCGGAGATTCGCAGGAATAGGTATCGGTCGAGATTGCTCCCCAGCGGCCCACGATTGCCGGAAATTCGTTGTACCCGGATTCCAGCAGAATGGAGTGCTCATCACTGTCGGCGTCGACCAGCATGTGAACCGCCCTGAAGGGCATGTTCTTGTTGTCCTGCTTGGTGATGTCGCGATCGTATCTCGGCTCAATGGCATGGATAACGGCCTTCTCCTGGTCGTACTGCCGTTGGTCGTACAAGGCCTTAATCCCACGTGGGACATTCTCATAGCCGTACTGCTGGACGATCTGCGCCACCGTCATCATCAGCTCGCGATACAGAGTATCGGGGATCCCCTTATGGTTGCAGGCGATCGCATACTCGCCGATCGTGAACGGGTAGCAGTAAAAACCGCGCTCGTCGTCTTCCTGGATCATCATAGCGGCCGTGCCGTAGAGACTGACCTCAAGCCAGAAGTGGTGCAGGCTTTGATAGGCGTTCGTTCTCGATAGGCCCATGTAGATGACTTGAGACACATCCGCGAGCCATTGTTTCACGGCCGGGGACTCATCTAGTGTCGGGCTTCCGGTCGTGAGATAAAACCACTGCTGGCTAGGGTCCGTTAGTCCGGACATCAGACCGGAGGACAATAGGTTGCTGGCGCCGGTTGCCGTATTGTCGAAAATCTCATTGAAGCGTTCGCGCGCCTCGTTCTTCGGTCCGCGCAGCAGGAATTTTCCCGTTGCCGGGCGGATATGCGTGGCGATACTTTTCCACTGTGGGATAAAGGGATCGCGCTCCGTCTTGAGCTTTTGCCAGCGCGACAGAATGTGCGCGCGTAATTCCTTCTTGTCCATGAATGCCTCCTAGTCGAAGGTGAATCGGTAGGCGTAGACCAACATAATCCACCAGGCGGTCGCGACGATACCCACGACAATCCAGCGCAGAAGCTCCCCGGCAAGACTTAGTTTTGTTTCTCTTAACGACATTTTTATGCGCCGAGCTTATTGCCCTTGCCTAAGGTCAGATCGGAGTTATTGATGCCCTCGGGCCCTGTCAGCAGCGTCGAGCCTCCGGATGCGTTCTGATCTAAGTTCTGCTCATAAATGCCGGAGACATCGGCCTCTTTGGCGTTCTGGCGGCGCATATCCTCGCGGGCCTTCGTCTGAGTAATCTCGTTATTGCGCTGTGCTTCCTTGGCCGCGGCCTTCTGCTGTCGGGCCTGCTTGTTGCTCGCCATAACGGAGGCGGCGGTACCTACCGCGGCCACGCCGGCACTGATTGCTACAGCTGTAGTGGCAGAAATTGCTCCGCTCATATTCATTCTCCCCGTGACATTAAAAGATCGGTTTCGTCAGTAAATTCGGCCTCTGCCTCCAGGAGCGTCTTGGCCCGGGTAGCAAAGGACATGGAAATAGTGGTGTCCTCGTAGGCGACAAAAATCTGTCTGCGCCCTGCCGAGGCTCGGAAAATATGTGTGCCTTTTAAGCGGACGGTCCTGCCGCCGCAGGTCATGGCGAAGTCCCCGGTGACCATGATGACCGTCGGGATCTTGATTAAGGCGCCGGCGATCGCTATGCCCTTGGGGACTAAGCACGTGCGGCAATACATGCCGGCATGAATGAAGCTTTTGGTCTTAATCTCGACCTGGGGCGCCGAGCGCATTTCCTCGACGCCTGCGGCCATAGCCTCCAGTTCTCCGGACGTGTTGGGCGGTATTTCAGCGATTACGATTTCAGTCATGCCAGGGCCTCATAAAAAACGGTGTTCATGCGTGTAAACCTCGGGACCCTCTCGAACAAAGTCTCCAGGCGCGAGCCGCTTCTGCATCCCCAGTAGATACCTGAGGCGCCGGCGTCCTTGGCGGCTTGGCTTATAGCGTTAATAAGCCTGAAGCCAGCGGCACCGCGCCGAAACTCTTTCAACAAGAAAACCGACTCGACCGAGGCCGTCATCGTGGAGTAATGCGGGATGACGGTAAGCACGAAGGAGCCGAATCCGACAAGCCGCTCACCGCTAAAGGCGCCGATCACATGAAAGGCGCCTGACTCCTCGGCCTTGCGGTAATACTCGACGTTTGGCTTTTGAGGCAAAAAGGGGTTGCCTGACTCGGCCATGTATTCCGAGATCAGCATGTCGGCGTCCGGAGCGCCGAAAACTTCCGCGACCGTGACAGGTCTAAAGGTCAATACTTTTTCCATGGGCGCATTGTCGATCTCCGGACAAATTCAATGCGCACTTTTACAGCGACTTGTAGGGGTTTCGGATCTGACGTTTCCGTCTCTCAGTGAGCCGCGGCATATTGGCTGGGCCGTCCAAATACTCCTGGATCGGTACGGCAAAACACAAGGCGAGCGCGTCGGCTGTATCCGGAGAATTCATGCCGCGTTTTTTCATTGACTCCTTGCTCTCCAGAAGCAGGCGTCCTTTGCGGTCAAGGAGTTTTTCCGGAATACACAAGTCGTCGGCAAGCTCCGGGCTATTGGGCAAACACCCGTTGTCGCGGATAAAGTCTCTCATCCGATCCCACATTTCCGCTCTCTTATTGGCCCAGCGCTCGGTGTTGCTGGAGCGGTTGGCCGCGATCACCTTGTGGATGTGTGGTACTTTGTCGACCATGTAGTCGTAGGGTGAGGCGCCGACGCCAGTGTAGTCAATGTTGATGTAGATCTTCGGGATGCCGAGTTTCTGCAATTCGCGTGCGTAAAGGATGACCTGCTCTCCGAGCTGGGGCCCCGTGAGCCCGCGGAAAATTTTTAACGGCATTGTGCAGTCGCGGCCGATTTTCGTTGCAATCACGGATCTATCGTCGCCTTCTCGCGCAACGTCCACACCTAATACGGCGACCGTGGCGGCGTAATTCATAACTCCTACAGGGCGGTTGACCGCTGCGTCCACGTCCTCTCGGGTAATGAACTGTTTGGCAGAGGTCGACGGGAAAACTCCGCGCACACGAACTTTCACGAAGTCGGAGTCCTCGCCGTAGTCGTCCACGTACTGCTGCAGGAGTTCCTTGTTCGTAATCTTGACCGTTCTGGAGTCGATGTTGTAGTGCAGCCAGCGGTGGCGCTGTTTGTGGAAAGCGTCGAAGAAGGCGCCCTCGGGTCGCGTCGGGTTTCCGAAAATACACCAAATAATTTGCGTATCGCGGTCAGTCAGCGCGCCTTTCGTAACCTCATAAATTTTCTCGGCGATCACGGACGCTTCGTCGAATAAAACGAGAATCCGCTTACCCTGATTATGTAGGCCCTGGAAAGCGTCGGTATTGCTCTCATTCCATGGAATGGCGTCGATTCTCCAGGTGTACTTATGGCCCTTTTGGAGAGAATAGATCGATTCGGCCGCGACCTCGAACCAGTCCTTGAAAATGCAGACAGAATGCCATTTATGGAGCTCGGACCACGTCTTGGTTAAAAGCTGACGGCCCGTTTCCGCAGTGATAACGCCTTTTGTGTCCGGATAGGTGCATATCGCCCAGAGAATGACCCAGGCGACCAAAGCGGTCTTTCCGATTCCGTGTCCGGACGCCACGGCAATTTGGATTGCCTGGTAGCGGGTCGCACCGTTTTGCAGTCGGTCCCTAATGTCGCCTAGGATTTTCTCCTGCCAGGTATCGGGCCCGTCGTACTTCTCTAGGATCCCCTCGCCCCAGGGGAATGCGTGGCGCACGAATGCGAGCGGATCGTTACTGAACCGCACTGCGAGCTTCTGTAAGTTCAGTTCGTAATTTTGATTTGCTAATTTTTCATTGTCCATGAGACCACCGTCAATACAAATGCGGTTATGGGGAATGGGAATGGAGCGGGCGAATAAAATCACCCCTCGCGCGGTCAAATTAAAGATATTGCCTATCGGTCCATGATAACGCCCCTCGTCGGGGCTGAGTTGGGGGTTTCACCCCTCCGACCGCCGAATTTCGAACACCCTTCGCCGTTACGTCACCCCGCCTCAATCCATCGTGGGTTATCGATTGGGGCGGCTCGATCACACCCCGTTTGCCCGGAGGTGCCGGCCGTCGGCGGGGATGCCTCATCCGACTGCCGACAGGTGGACAAATTGGCGGACAAAATAGAAATAACGTTCATAACTCATTGATTTATATAGATCACACGGCGGAGGATTCCTCCGCTATATCGCTATTTCTCGTCCTTTTCCACTGCGGCCAGGATCTGCGCCAGGCGATTGGCGCGGTCACTAACGTCCTGAGTGACTTCCAGCTTGTCTCTGAATTTACCTCTTAAGCGGCATATCGTTGTGAGCGCCTGGTTCGCGCCCTTGGAGTCAAACATAAAAACCGCGTGACCTGCCTTGTCTTTCTTCGGTTTGCC